TGATGATGTTAATCGTTTATTTTATGTTGGCGCAACAAGAACCAAGGAACATTTACATATAGTAGAACCCAAAGATATTTATAAGGCGTTTAGAATATGAGCGATGTATATAAAAAACAAATTGGAGGATCTCATTATCAATGTATGGTTATTCAACCTTCAGAATTTATTAATAAAAATAATTTGCCCTTTGCGGAAGGAAATGCTATAAAATATTTGTGCAGACACAAGCAGAAAGGACAAAGGAAAGATTTGGAAAAAGCAATTCACTACTGTCAAATGGCAATCGATAGAGATTATCCTAAAGATTTCTTAGAAGAAGCTGAGAAAGAAAAAAAAGAACTGGAAGAATCTTATCAAGAATCAAAACGACAAACAGAAGAACGTAAATCAAAAGAATGGCTGAAAGGCTACAACAAATGGAAGAAAAATAAATGATACAACAACCTCTTTTTAAACCACAAACCGAATGGACACCTCCGACAGAATTTCCTGATTTATCAAAACATAACGAAATTGCAATTGATTTAGAAACAAAAGATCCTAATTTAAATACGCGTATGGGGTCCGGTTCTGTAGTTAAAAATGGTACTGTTGTAGGAATTTCTGTTGCTGTAAAAAATTGGTGTGGTTATTATCCTATTGCTCATGAAGGTGGAGGAAATATGGATCGAAGATTAGTTTTAAAATGGTTTCAATCTGTTTTAAACACAGATTCTGTCAAAATATTTCACAACGCCATGTATGACGTTTGTTGGATTAGATCTTTAGGATTAAAGATTAAAGGAAAAATTATTGATACGATGATTGCATCCGCAGTAGTGGATGAAAATCAAATGAGATATGATTTAAATAATTGTTCTAAACGATACACAGGTCAAGGAAAGGATGAATCAGCTTTGTATAATGCTGCTAAAGAATGGGGAGTAGATCCTAAAGCAGAAATGTATAAACTGCCTGCTATTTATGTCGGCGCATATGCAGAAAAAGATGCGCAAATCACCTTGGAGTTATGGCAAGAATTAAAGAAAGAAATACTTCATCAAGATCTAGAAGCAATTTTTAAAATGGAAACTGATCTTTTTCCCTGTTTGGTTGACATGCGTTTCTTAGGAGTCCGAGTAGATAGTGAAAACGCTCATAAATTAAAAACCAAACTACTTGGAGAAGAAAAGCAATGCTTACTAAAAATAAAAAAAGAAACACAAATAGATGTTCAAATATGGGCAGCAAGATCGATTGCCAAAGTTTTTGAAAAACTTCATCTACCTTTTGACCGGACTGATAAGACAAATTCTCCTTCATTTACAAAAAATTTTCTTCAAAATCACCCCCACCCACTGGTGAAATTAATAACCCGAGCCCGTGAAATAAACAAAGCTCATACCACATTTATTGATACCATAATTAAACATTCTTACAAGGGTCGTATTCACGCAGAAATTAATCAATTACGTGGAGACACTGGAGGAACAGTAACCGGAAGATTTTCTTATGCTAATCCAAATCTCCAGCAGATTCCAGCACGGAATAAGGAGCTCGGACCAGCTATTAGGTCATTATTCTTGCCCGAAGGAGGTCATACATGGGGCTGTTTTGATTATAATCAACAAGAACCAAGACTCGTAGTGCATTATGCAACACTACAAAATCTTATGGGAATTGATGAAGTATTAAATTCTTATAAAAAAGGAGAAGCAGATTTTCACAGCATTGTATCCGAGATGGCAGATATACCTAGAACACAGGCCAAGACTATAAACCTTGGTCTGTTCTATGGCATGGGTAAAAATAAATTACAAGCAGAACTTGGAATCAATAAAGAATCCGCAGAAGATTTATTTAAAAAATATCATAGTCAAGTTCCTTTTGTTAAACAACTTATGCATGCAGTGATGCAGCGTGCGCAAAGTTCTGGAAGAATTAGAACTCTTCTAGGTCGACTTTGTCGCTTCCATCTATGGGAACCAAATCAATTCGGGATCCATAAAGCATTACCACACGAACAAGCGCTCGCGGAACACGGACCAGGGATCAAACGTGCCTATACTTACAAAGCATTAAATAAACTCATTCAAGGATCTGCTGCAGACATGACCAAGAAAGCTATGATTGAATTATACTATAATCTTGGAATAATACCTCATATACAAGTTCATGATGAACTAGATATATCTGTAGCTAGTGCGGCCCATGCGGATGAGATAAAAACTGTTATGGAACACGCGGTAACCCTTGAAGTTCCTAATAAAGTAGACTATGAATCTGGGCCAAATTGGGGTACAATAAAATAAACCAAGGAGAAAAACTATGGAAATGATAAGAGAAGCAATTGAACACATGTGGAAAGATCACAGAAAAGTTGTGATTGGTGCAGGTGTTGTAATTGTAATTTTGATAATCGCAGCGCTTTAAAGATTATATGACTTATGGCCTATTTGAATGCAAACATTCCTGTGCTCTATTCACAGATCAGAAGAGAGTATCTATATGATCTTAAAGATCATCATGGAGAAGTTGAAGATTGCATTATTTTTGGATTGGCTTCGATCACTGGCAGACCGATTTTGTTCCACTCGATTATGGAAAATGGTGCGGTCTTTTATAGACTTCCTATCTCCGCATTCGTTCAAAGAGGATTTGAAATCAATAAGGTTCCTAGGATGCGACTTGATGAGCTGGAGCTATGGAATTGCTTTAGTTACTATCCTGGTGTTACTTCTTTTGATATCTTAGATGGACAATCGGGTAAATACATAGGAAAAGATAAGAAATGGCATGAAGGTGCCTATCTCTTTACAGTTGACTGGGCGCACCCAGAGAGTAATATAGTAGATACAGATCATTCGGAGATACCGCATGAACATAAGTGCGCACACATAATGGCATTAGAAGATGGCAATTATGCGGCACAACCAAACAATCGTATCCTTTGGGATATACCTTCGTTTACAGTAAAAGACGAAGTACCAGATTGGAAAGTCCAGACTTCAGAATGGAATGTAGAAGACACTGGCAAATGGAAAACAGAAGATACTGATAAGTTCTTCTATGGAATTGAGGAAAAAAATGAGTAAATGGATTAAATTTATATGGGAAAAACTCTTCACTAAAAAAGAAGAAGTAGCTCCTGTAAAAGAAGTAGCTCCTGTAAAAGAAGTAGCTCCTGTAAAAATAGACCACTGCGGTGAACATTTATGGTACAAAAAATCTTGTCCAGACTGTAGGAAGGCTATTAAATGACTAAATGTAAAGATTGTAATTGTGATTGTCACTGCAGTAAAAAGGAGCATGGGGATATATATGGTGCCTGTACTTGCATAAAGTGTGATTGCAAAAAACCCGAAGGTGTGGTAGTAGATGAGACAAATGAATGTGAAAGTTGTCAATAAATGAAAAAACTATATTTATTATTAGCACTATTATTTGCATTAAGCGCCTGTTCAGTTGGGCAAAAATGCACATATACACAAGAAGGAACTAAAATATCTTCCTGGTTCTGGTTTACAAAAGAAGTACCTGTGGACCTAAGTAAAGATAATTGTAGCTAATATGAATGATAAAATTATTACTGCACTCTTGGCTATTCTCATCGCTCTCTCTGGCTGGAGTCTCACAACAACAGTCGGTCTTAAGTCGGATGTTGCAGTTCTTAAAGAAAAAGTATCGGGAGTTGAAAATGAAATTCAGGACTTTAAAAATTTTAAGAGCAAGAAGAATCGCAAGAAAAAAAAGAAGGACAACTGACAAAGCGGTTCAGGCTTTGATAATTGGCCTAGCATTGGTGGTGCTTCTTTTGGTTGGATGTGAAAATGGGGCTAGACACTCACTAGAACTCACAGAACCCACAGATCATACAACAGGTGACGATGGTGGAAAAATAAAGTATAAGATTATTTGGGGGAGTACAAAACACAATGATTGAAAAATTAATGACTTTACTTGTTGGAATTCTACTGGCGTTAGCCGGCTGGAGTCTTTCTAGAACTTTTGAACTCTCAACTATCCAGGCAGTACATGAAGATAAAGTACATACACTTCAACGACAAGTTTTAAAACTGGAAGATCAAGTTGATAACATGATGGATAAAGACAAAGAAATCATGGACCAACATAAAAAATTATTTGAAATACTAGATAAGGATGATGCTCCCACAGGGTATAATTACTAATTATGGAATTGGGCAAAGCAAGAAGCACTGAAGAGATTATAAAAGATATTAAATCTACATTAGAAACTAAAGTAAAAGATAATGTAGCAACGCATGGTGGAGAAATTAATTTTCTTTCTTACGAAAAAGGTATTGTAAGACTACAAATGGCTGGAGCCTGTTCAGGTTGTGCGATGAGTAAAAAAACTCTTCACGAAGGTGTGGAAAGATTACTTATACACTATGTTCCTGAAGTAATAGGTTTATTAGGTGAAGACGATGAAGAAGCTAAACACAAAGGTT